ACTTCCCATAAGCGTTATGTTGTTGACGCGATAAAGATTACTAGACCTACTCCAGCACAGATTCGTCAGTTGATTACTGACTGGACAAATGTCTATACCCCTTCTGAGTGGATTGTAGAACGCAACGCATTCCAGTCCTTCCTTACCCAAGATGAAGGCATCCGCCAGTTCTTGGCTTCTAAAGGAACGCTATTGCGGGAACACCACACTGGTAATAACAAGTGGGACTCAGGCTTTGGTGTTGCTTCGATGTCTACATTGTTTGGTACAAAACAGCAAGACGGAAAGCATCATAGAGATAATCTCATTCATCTACCCAATGATCAAACTGAGAATATCAAGTCATTTATAGAACAACTTATTACCTGGTCACCTACCACTAAAGGTAAGACCGATATGGTGATGGCTTTGTGGTTCTGTGAGATTAGAGCAAGGGAGATGCTCAATCAGGGTATCCACGCAACACATCATTTGAAAAATCCATTTTTATCACGTTATGAAAAAAGCAAGAGAGTAGTTATCAACATAGATGAACTCCTTGCTGAGCAAGAACGACAGTTTATCTAAGGAGAACAAGTGCTTACACTCAAAGAGGTAGTCGCTAAGGTATCGCGTCTTCAATCGAAGTACGCTGCCCGCGACCAACGTATGCGCGACGTGCTATCAGTACGTCAAGGAGATATTAGCAAGGTCTATCCTGCTATGTTCTCCGAAGATTACCCCAAGCCTCTTGTTGCTAACTTCGTAGATGTTGCTGCTCGTGATCTTGCAGAAGTGATGGCACCTCTTCCATCTTTCAACTGCGCTGCTACCAATATGGTTTCTGATAGCGCACGCAAGTCTGCAGATACCAGAACTCGTATCGCTAACTATTACGTCTCAATGTCTGAACTACAGATTCAGATGTATAACGGTGCTGACTGGTTCAACACCTATGGTATGCTTCCAGCAATCGTAGAGATGGATTACGAATCAAACAATCCTCGTATCCGCTTGCTCAATCCATTCGGTGTCTATCCTGAGATGGACCGCTTTGGTCGTTGTATCTCGATAACTCAAGTAATCAATACCGATGCAGAATCATTAGCGATGCAGTATCCAGAGTTCTACAACCAGATTGTTGCTAAGAACCAATACGCATCTGGCTCTCCATATATCACAATGATTCGTTATCACGACAAAGACCAAGATTTGATTTATGTACCAGATCGCAACAACTTGGTTTTATCAAACCTACCTAACCCAACGGGTAAGTGTATGGCTCGTGTTGCTGTTCGTTCATCTCTTGATGGCGAAGCACGCGGTCAATTTGATGATATTCTAGCGGTACAACTAGCACGTGCTCGCTTTGCTGTATTACAAATTCAAGCAGCAGAGAAATCCATTCAAGCACCGATTGCTATTCCGCAAGATGTACAAGAACTTGCTCTCGGTCCTGATGCGATTATGCGCTCTGCTAATCCACAAGCAATCCGTCGCGTACCGCTAGAACTACCACCTGGAGTCTTTACTGAATCTGGCGTGCTAGAGCGTGAACTTCGTCTCGGTGCTCGTTATCCAGAAGTACGCAGCGGTAACGTCGATGCTTCTATCATCACAGGTCGTGGAGTTCAAGCGCTCCAAGCAGGGTTTGATACTCAGGTACGTGCAGCACAAGCACAGTTTGCACGTCTATTTACTGAACTTGTTTCTCTCTGCTTTGAGGTAGATGAGAAAATCTTTGGCAATATGACCAAGGAAATCAAAGGCGTAGATGACGGTACACCATTCAATATGAAGTATGTACCAAGCAAGCAGATTGCTGGTGAATACGGCGTAGATGTTCGTTACGGCATTATGTCTGGTATGAATCCCAACAACGCCATCATTGCTTTGCTACAGATGCGTAGCGATAAACTTGTAAGCCGCGACTATGTACGTCGTGAAATCCCAATGGAGTTGAATGTTACTCAAGAAGAACAACGTGTGGATATTGAAGAGATGCGCGATTCTTTGCGTGTTGCTGTTGCTCAGTACGCCCAGGCTATTCCAGCGATTGCAGCACAAGGTCAAGATCCTTCTCAAATCGTTTCCCGAATCGCCGAAGTAATCAAAGGTCGTCAAAAAGGTAAGCAACTAGAGACGATTGTTCAGGAAGTTTTCCCAATGCCTGAACCACAACCAGAAGTGCCGATGGGCGCAGAAGTTCCAGCAGCAGGTATGGCCCCCGTTCCTGCCTCGCAGCCAACTCCAGAACAAATGGGTGCGGCCCCTGCTGCTGGCTCTCGTCCAGATATAGCGTCATTACTCGCATCTATTGCAGGGTAAGGGAGGTGTAATATGAAAAAAGGTGGTCGTGCAAAGGCTTCAGTACAGAAGCCAACAGAAGGCTCAAAGAAGGCTCCGATGCCAAAAGGCGGGATGGTCAAGTTTGGCTATGCTGCTAAGGCTCGCAAAGGCAAGAAGGCTTAGTGTTATGTGAAAGGACAGAGCGTGGACGAAGATAAAGATTATGTACCACGTTCTGTCACTTTCGCAGATTTCTTAGTAGTTATATCAGGATTTGCAGTAAACATAGTTAGAGCCATAGAGATGCTCACTTCAGAATTATTAGATTTAGCAGTGTATAACGCAAATAGAAAAACAAAGGTTTCCAGGGTATGGGAACAATTCACATCAGATTTAGAGAAGATGGAGGACAACAATGGCTAAACAACCAATGAATCCCTTGGCTGGAGCCGCAGGTCCTGGTCCATACTCTACACGTACAGACAACTTAAGATTCCAGTCAGACTCCTATGGAGCAGGAACAGAGAATGCTGCCATCAAAGGCGGAGCACCTTTAGCAAAATCTGCAGATTTCAAAGGTGAAGCACCATCAACATTTCGTCGCAATGTAGAACGTAACGCTGGCTTGTTTGATCAGAGTGCATACCCAGAGCAAGACATTATGGCAGGAACAGATCGCGGTCCTGATGTTGGGTCAAGTGCTCTTGGTATGAATCAAATCAAAGAATCTGATAATGAAGTTTTAGCAAAGTATCTACCTGCTATGGACGCTATGGCTGCTGCCCCAGATACTCCAGAATCATTCCGTATCTTCGTCCGTAGTATACAAGCGAACATATTCCCTGCCTAATGAATCAATTCGTCAAGGACGTTACCGCATTTGTAGATGCTCTTGGTTATGACCAGCCAGCGATCATTATTTCGCTTGCCAAAATTCCTTGGGAGTCCGAAGCAGATCGTGACCAGTTCATTAGTTTTCTAACACAAGAGGTGCCAAGTGCCTAATTACTGGGACACCATCAAAAAAGAAGTTGGCAAAGCCATTGGTACAGCCGTCGGCGCACCAGTAAAGGCTGCCATCGGACTTGCTGGTGGAATGACACAAGCACGTGTTGCACCTATAGCACCAAAGGTAGCACCAGATTTTGCTGCTGGTGAAAAGGCTTTAGCAGATAAAGTAACGCAAGAGTTTGGTAAAAGATATATCAATACTTTGGCAAAGCCAGCAGAGATTGTTCGTGCAGATGTTGTGTTCAATCTTGCTGCAGAAGAAATTGATAAACTTTATACTGCGGTAAAGCCAATAGTCACACGGCCTATATCCACAGCACTTCTTGCAGAGGCAGATAACATTTCAGGTGAAGGATATAACTTCATCAAGAACTGGAAACTTGCAAAAGATGTATCTCCAGGGCAGGCGTTTGGTGGATATGTTGGTGCTGTTGGAGAAAGAGTTGGAGTAACTCCGCTACTAGAAGAACAAGGCGTTCCACTTCCAACATTCTTAGATCCAAACTTCAACATCGCAGATCCAGACCAGCGCAAGCAGGCTTTCCAAGATGAAATCTTTGGTAAGTTTTTTACTGGTGGAGTAGACGGATTACTCTCGTGGTATGCAGATCCGCTAGTACTTACTGGCAAGGGATTGGGTGTAGTAAAAACCATTGGTCTTGATCAGCCTATTAGAACTGTAGATGATATCGCTCGCCTACGTTCTGAACTGGATGCACACGGTGCGTGGCTCAAATCGGGTGGAGTAATTGGTCGTGAGACACCAATGGGTGTTATCGCACAACGCCTAACTGAAGGTGATGCAGTAAAGAACTTTGATGATATCTTTGTTAGAAGGACTACCGCACGCAATCTTGTTGCAGATGTCACTGGAGAACTCAAGACATTCGATGAGGTAGCAGACTTTCTCTCTGCAGCGGCAGGAGATATGGCCTCCCTCAAGAAACTTGAGC